TCCCCGCACCTATCCCCGCTCCTGCTCAAACCGCCCCGTTACTTATGCCGTCTGCTTCTAATGAGCCTACTGCTCCTGTAGAAACTGCTAGTCCTCCTATGAATACAGCAAGTGAACCCGCTAATCAACCCATCCTTCCAGCAACCACAAATGCTGCTGGAACAGTTAAGAATATTTCAAACAAGCCTGTTGTAGATCTATCAGCCCCGGAGCCTGTTGCTGAATTATTTAACAAGAAGGCCGAGGATTCCGAGAATCTGATTAATAATGTTCAGAAAGAAGCAACCGCTGACGCAAAGAAGACTGAAGTTAAACAAAGAGGTGGAGCCAAGCGTACACGCAAAGTTAAAGGTAAGCTTTTACAGTTCCTCAAGGCACTGACCAAGAAAGTCCGTAAAATTTGAAACAATTGTTTCAACACTAAAACAGTAGAGAAAATGGCTGATAATGACACTATCGTTTTCCAAGCACTTGAATTTATTGGAAAAGACCATTTTGTAGAAAAAGAAGACGCAAAGGGAAAAACCTTCAGAGATAATACTGGATATGTCGTTCAAATCTTTGGAATGACATCTGCAGGAAAGACTGTCTGTGCTAGTATCACTGGATTCCACCCCTATTTCTTTGTGGGGATACCGGAAGGTTCCAACTCATCATTTGTAAATAAACTCAAGGCAGCAATTCTTGAAAATGAAAAAATTCCTAAAGGCAAGCGTAATCAAATTATTATTGATGAAGAGGAATACAAAGTCCTCTACGATTTCAACAATCATACAAAAATCCCCGTTCTAAAACTGAGTGCTCCAAACAAAAGCCTTTTCACGAAACTCAAGAATATCTTTCTAGACAAGGATTCAAACTTTCTTCCTAATCCTATAGACCCAAAAAAGCCGCCCCTCAAAATCTATGAAGCCAATATTGACCCAATGCTCCGCTTCTTTCATGCACGAGATATTAGCCCAAGTGGCTGGATTCAAGTCACAGATTCGGAGCCCAACGATGAAGGCCTTGAACGAGCAGATATAAATATCCGAGCAACCGTAGCAGATATTGAACCCAAGCCTATTCTTGAAGCAGCCCCCTTCAAAATCATCAGTTGGGATATTGAATGTATGTCCAGTCACGGCGATTTCCCCGTAGCCAAGAAGAACTACAGAAAGGTCGCTCGTGAAATTATCGAGGGAAAATGGTCAAATCCAGCAGAGGAAATCATTCCCGAGTTGGCCACTGCTCTAACTGGAAAGTCCGCCCCCCATCTTTCATTCATTGAACTCAAGAAGCTTCCGGCAAAGCCAGTCCCTCTTGCAGTTATGAAGCAAAAAATGCCCGATATTCTTGCTATTCTTAAGGATTCCACAAGCAAGAATGAAAAGAAGATTGATGATTTGACTGCTATGCTAAATCGCAATCTTCCGCCTATTGCTGGTGACCGAGCCATCCAAATTGGTATGGTCATGTGGATTAATGGAAAACCGGCAGAAAAATGGATTTACACACTCGGCTCCTGCGACCCAGTTCTACACGCCGAAGATGAAGATACCAGTGTACCAATTCATACATTTGCGTTTGCAGACCAAGGAGACACCGGAGAACAGGCGATGTTCTCTGCTTGGATTTCAAAGTTGGGCGACATCAATCCCGACATCCTGATTGGCTATAACGTCTTTGGTTTTGATGAGAAGTATTGCTGGGAACGCTTGGATGAACTAGGGCTCGTTAACTCGGAGAAGCACCTAGATTCCCGTTTGGCCCAGCATATTAGTCGTATCAAGACACAGGAAGTCAGTCTCAAGGAACAGCGTTTGAGCAGTGGTGCGATGGGTGATAACTTCTTTTATATCATGGAAATGCCCGGTCGCTTGCAGATTGACTTGCTTCCCTACATTCGCAGGAATTTCAATCTACAGTCCTATTCACTTGATTCAGTATCTTCCCATTTTATGGCGGGGGCTCTTAAGGGACCACTGCTAGAAACAAGCAAAAACACAATCAAAATCTCAACAAAGTCCACAAAGGGCCTGCGTGTAGGACGCTATATAGTTATTCTTGATACTGAAAATGACAAGTTAAGCAATAAGATGGAGGTTCTAGCAATGACCGATAAGGAAATTACAGTCCGGTCCAATCAGCCTCTAGCAGAAATCCTTGAGAATGGTCGGCCCGAGTTCTGGTGTATGGTGAAAGACGATGTTTCACCGCAGGATATCTTCCGCCTTCAGAAGGGTACTTCAAAGGACCGCTCAATCGTAGCCAAGTACTGCTTACAGGATTGCGATTTGGTTATGGACCTCTTTAACAAGCTGGAGGCTCTTCGCAATGCTCAAGCAATGGCGGATGTCTGCTGCGTTCCAACAGGCTATATCTACATGCGTGGACAGGGCATCAAGATTGAGTCGCTTATCTTCAAGGAGTGTATGAAAGAGGGGCAGCTCATTGAAGTTCTGCCATCGCAGGGATTTCCTGATGCGGAGGATCTTCTAGCAACCGATAATGACTCGGAGGAAGAGGAGGAAGTGGAGGATGGCTACGAAGGTGCGATTGTCTTGGAGCCGAAGACGGGTATTTACTTGGATGACCCGATTGCAACATTGGACTTTGCTTCTTTGTATCCCAGCACAATTATCTCGGAAAATCTAAGTCATGACACCGTGATTTGGGTCAAGGATACCGACCTTGAAGGTAATACAACTCTGCGTGAAGGAAGTGACACTTATGATAATCTGCCGGGATATAAGTATGTCAATGTGGAGTATGATATTCTACGAGCAGATGCGGATGATAATCGTAAGAATCCTACTAAGGTAAAGGCGGGCACACGCATTTCCCGCTATGTACAGTTTCCCAATAACGAGAAGGGAACAATTCCTAAGATTCTTCAGAAGTTACTGAAGGCCCGTAAGACGACCAGAAAACTGATTGAGACAGAGACAGATGATTTCAAGAAGGGACTGCTAGACTGCCAGCAGAATGCCTATAAGATTACGGCGAACTCATTGTACGGTCAGTTGGGCTCAAAGACATTTAAGATTCGTCGGGTTTGCTTGGCTGCTTCTACAACAGCATATGGCCGCAAGCAGTTGATGTATGCGAAGGCGGTTGTGGAGGACTGCTATTCGGGTAAGAAGGACAAACGCTGTGATGCAACCTATGTTTACGGTGATACAGATTCAGTCTTCATCAACTTCCGTGTTCGCGACCCCGTCACAGGCAAGCCTATCAAGGGCCGAGATGCCCTACCTCTTGTTAAAGAGTTGGCGATTGAAGCGGGTAAACTCTGTACTTCATCACTGAAGGCCCCGCATGACTTTGAGTATGATAAAATTATGTGGCCTTTCTGCTTGCTTTCCAAGAAACGCTATGTGGGCAACAAGTATGAGGATGATTTGGATAAGCCGGTGATGACCAGCATGGGTATTGTTATGAAGCGACGTGATAATGCTCCTATTGTCAAGGTTATCTACGGAGGCATCATTGACCGCATTCTACAGAAGCATGACGTTGTTGGAGCATTTGAATATACTAAGGTTCTAGCCAAGGAACTTATTGCTGGAAAGTTCGGAATGACCAAGTTGACTATTACAAAGTCGTTGCGTGCTGAGTACGCAAATCCGGGGCGTATTGCTCATAAAGTCTTAGCAGACCGAATTGCTGCTCGGGATCCGGGAAATGCTCCAACGTCATCGCAGCGTATTGGCTATGTCTATGTTGCGACACCGAAGGGACAGCCTGAGCCGACACTGCAGGGAGACAAGATTGAGACACCGGCGTTTATTGTGGCAAACAAACTAACACCGGATTATTCATATTATATTGAGCGTCAGATTTCCAAGCCGGTAGCACAGGTGTTTGCTCTAGTCCTAGAGTCACTACCGGGTTTTAAGAAGACGATGATTCCCTCGGGCCTAACCGACGACAAAGTCGTCATAAAGCGACAGAAGATTGCTGAACAACTCTTGTTCGGAGAAATCTTGTCAAATTGGAAAAATAAACAGACGGGACAGGTGGATATTCGAGCAATGCTGTTCCCCTCAAAACTGAAGGCGTGATAATAAATCTGCTAATTGGTTGTCAGTAGCATCAGGTAGGACTGAACCATGACCAAGTCTAGCAGAATTCTGTTCTGCTCGTTCACGATTTCTTAAAGCATTTCTAGTTCTGCGATTATTGTTGCGGTTTCTGTTTCTATTTCTAGTTCCTCTATCATTTTCGGCCGGTCTCCGTTCTCTGCTACGACTACGGTTTCTTTGACCGCCACCACCTCCGCCACCGTAGCCACTACCATAGCCTCTTCCTCTATTAGCAGATGCCAATGAAGATAGATTTTTTGAGAAAGTGGGAGATGTCCGCATCCCAGACCAGCCATCTTCAAGTTGTCTTCTCTGCTCGGGAGTTAAATCCATGTACGCAGTTACATAACCTCTTTGAGAAGGTTGTTCAGATAGTTGAACAGGAACGCCTCGTTGTTGCAAACTTTCAAATGTCGTCTCTTTCATAAGTTGATAGACTCTTTGTCTTTCTGGTTGAGCAGGAGCATCAGGCTCATTCTCTTCATGCTCTGCTTCTGGTAAATTGTTAAATCTAAAATTACCCATCCCTATTTTTAACGACGGTATTTGCGGCTAGAGCCCCGAACCTTTCTCTTTTGTGTCTTTCGGTTCTTGCGTCTACGAGAATGACTCATACCTTCTGTACTTTCTTGGCTTTGACCAGCATTACCTCCGGCTGGAGCAGCAGCCGCGGCTGCCGCACCACCAAAGATACCGGGTGCCATGAAGAATCCAGCAGGAGAAGCCGCTGCTGCCGGAGCAGCAGGGAGAGCGGCTAGCCAAGCAGAGCCACCGCCACCGCCACCAGCACCAAACGCACCTGCTGGGAAGTAGCCACCTCCACCGCCACCGCCACCGCCACCTCCACCACCACCTCCACCACCACCTCCACCACCTTCGCCACCCCATTCAGCTTCGGCAACCTCTCTTTCACCTAGTCCAAGTCCGCCTAAGACCGCTGCTAATTCATCTGCGGCCGCACGAGCAGCCTCTGCTTCACGCCTCTTTGCAGCAGAAGCATTCTTTCTAGCAGCCGCCTCAGCCTTCCGAGCAGCAGCCTCTGCCGCAGCAGCTTGTCTCCGTTGCTCAGCGGCCAAAACGGTTGCCCTTTTTCCACGAGGTCCTTCTTCTACTCCCATTGCTGATCCCGCAGCCTCTGCTTTTGCGGCTCTTTTCGCAGCAGCAGCAGCATTTCTAGCAGCCTGCTCTGCTGCTACCTTTGCAGCCTGCTGTTGTTCAAGGGCTGCTTGAACTTCAGGATCAGCCATTAGAGCATTAAATACAGCAAGACCAGGACCACCTGGAGAAAGACAAATAGTTTGAATCTGTTTTAGAGCCCCATCTAGTGTTTGGCCTTGAGCCATTAATTGTTCTAAATACGTCTTGGCATCCATATTCTATTCTATGTCAATAAAATAGAAATGTTGGTGACCATCTATCAGGTAAATTCCCCTGTAATCTCCTTTGATGCCTCCCCCTTTGATACAGTGGGTTCTATGCTAGAAAATATTAATAAATATCGTGGACCAGAAAATCAAATCCAAGATCTGTATTTAGACGCAGCCAGAAAACAAAAAGCCTCCGCTGATTCGTGGTTGTTCTTCAATACCATTTTTTACATATTGAGTGTATCTCCTTCAGCAGCAGTTGCTGTTGTTTCCAAAGTCTGAAAAGTTCGGATATCCGCCCGACAATTGGGACACTGGATATGCTGCTCGAACCATCTGTCCGCACATCGTTTATGAAAAAAATGCTGACATCCCCGAAGTTTTCGCCAGATAGTATCCGCCACAGTTGCTCCACTCAAATCTTCTCCAGGAGCTGATTGACAAATTGTACACACAGTTCCTGCTGGAACCCCACTGGCATCAACAAGGGCTGTATTCCGATTATAAACTCCCACAGTAGGTCGCACAGAAACCGGGTCCCACCATGTTGTTCCGCCAGGAATAGTCACTGTGATTCCAGCACGCTCGGTCCGGATAATACGATGAATATTTCTAACTGGACGAGGAGGAACAAGAGCAGGAGCAGGAGCAGGCGGCTCTTCCTCTTCATCAGACGGAGAAGCAGGGGCTGTGGGTGGTGCTGTTGCTGATGCAGCATTCTCCGCAACAATTGACAGTAGCAAACTCCGAAGAAATGTTTCTGAAACAGTAGTTGGATCATAATTCTGTACTATTGTTGCAGGCCATGTTGTAGGAGCGGATGGAGCAACCACAGTAGATGGCTGTACTACTGGATTAGGCATTCGGGAAAGCCGTGTTGACCGAAAAGCATGACGACGACTATCTGCTTGGTCTCGTAAGTATGATCCCCGCTCCCTGTGATAGGCCGGAAACATATGTCCAACCCTCTGCTGGAAAAAACGAAGCAGCGGTGAATTAAATAAATCAGAATCATACATTGCCTCCGGAATTATCTCATGTAAATCATTCAAAAGAGTGTTATCATACGGTCTGTTTCTTTGACCTCCGCCTCCGCCTCCGTGACCCCGATTCATTTAAACTATTTTAACCAAGTTTTTTTAAGCACACGCACAAAAAATTGAAATGGCAAAAATTGGCAGAAAAGTCAAAGCGAATTAATCAAAATGTCCGAAGAGTCTGCTCCCCGTGAAGTAATCAAGGCAAATGGCCGCATTGGTCTAGCAAATCTGGGAAATACGTGTTTCTTGAATTCAGCCCTCCAACTAATGCGATATATTACACCTCTTCGTGTATACTTCCAGAATACAGAATGGATTTATCGCGTAAGACCCGATAATAAATACGCGGGTATGCTGAATGCTATTGCTGAATTTATCAACGCTATCTGGCGTCCTGACCTAAGTATTAATACAAAGATTGCACCCGGTCGTTTCTATCAGACTCTAACAGAAGTTGCCGCTAAGGTTGGCTACGATGATCTAGCAGTAAAACATCGTCAGGCCGATGCTGGTGAGGCCCTGCTTTTCATGCTAGACTGCCTTCATGAAGGCCTGGCCCATCCCGTTGAAATGGTTGTTACTGGGATTGCTTCTGCTCCTGAAGAGCGGCGTTGGACCAAGTCATACGAGCAGTGGATTCAGCATTACAAGAAACAGTGGTCGGTTGTGATTAAGACTCTACATGGTCAAAAGATGACAGCAACCACCTGCAAGACATGCCAGTATCACTCAGAGCGGTTTGAATCGTGGGGGTCACTCAGTCTTCCAATTGTAAATGGTGACAAGCCCGGCTCTCCTGCTCCGACTCTTCGTGAGTGCCTAGAGGATTATTTCAAGGAGGAGATTCTGGAAGACTATCACTGCGATGTATGTGGCAAGAAGCGTGAAGCAGTTCAAACAAGTCGTCTTTCTATTCTTCCAAAGTATATCGTGTTGAGTATTATGCGATACACTAATCGGGGCAATAAGGTCCGAGCAAAGATTGACTTTGACCTAAATGCCGTGGAACTTGACACATGGTTCATTGGTAATCGCGAAACAACTGCAACTAAGTATCGATGTGCTGCTGTTATCGACCATCATGGTGTTATGGGTGGAGGGCACTATGTATCTTCCTGCCGCTATGAAAATGACTCATGGATTCGCTATGATGATGAGTCCGTCAATCAGATGCCAACGGAGCATGTCAATAATGGCGACACATATGTGATTCTGCTAGAACAGGTAACGGCGGCCAATGTAGCATCAGCAGGTGAACCAAAGCCGGATATGGATATTCTTTCGCACAAGTAGGATGAGTGCTAATCTAGGATTTACTTCACCGGCACCTGCTGCAAATCTGGGTTTCCGGAATCGGCTTTCAAATGTATCTAATACTGCTGCTTCTGCCGGGTCATCTGTCTGGAGTTTCTTTTCTTCTAATCTTTTTTATGCTGGTCTCGTAATCTTTTTTCTTGCTGCTATCTATTTGTATTGGCACTACATTGGATATGAGATTAACAGCAGTTATACTTCGCTAGTAGATCTCATTCGGAAGAGACAAGAAGGGTCAGTGGGAATTAATTTGTGGGGAGATGAGAAGCCTGAAATAGGAGCAACAGCAACACTGCCAAATCAACCGCCTACAGAAGCCCCAATGTCTAAATCGGATTTACCTGCTGGAATCCCCGGTTCACGTGATGCTCCAGCAGTCTCAGCCACAGATCTTCGTGATTCACTTATGCCGATTAGAGCAGAGGTTTTTAATGTAAGCCGTAATGTCTATACATATGAAGATGCTTTACCGGTATGTAAAGCTCTTGGAGCAGAACTGGCAACATTTGAGCAGGTACAAGAAGCCCAAAAGCATGGTGCGGATTGGTGTAATTATGGCTGGGTAAAGGGACAGATGGCAGTCTTCCCCACACAGAAAGAGACGTACGAAAAATTACAGCATGGACCTGAGCAGTACAGAAATGCGTGCGGAAAACCGGGTGTGAATGGTGGGCATTTTGATAATCCTGACTTGCGATTCGGCGTAAACTGCTATGGATTGCGTCCTGACAAGAAAGCAACGGATGAACTTCTGTCGGAGAATGGAGCAGCCCTACCCGCTACACCTGAGGAGATTGATTTTGACCGCAAAGTACAAAAATTCCGCGATCAATTGGATACAATGGTTGTTCTGCCGTGGAATAAGAGCAAGTGGAGCACTTAATTACCCGTGTGTAGGATCCCCTACTTCCTCCGTTGTCTCAGTCGGTGAAGAAGTATTGCCCAAAAGCTGCTCAAGAAGAGCAGCCGCTTGAGTCTCTTGAATGAGAGCAACTAGAGCTTTTGCCACACGGATATGAATTGCTTCTAGCACTTCTGCTACAGCACCTTCCCTCTTAAGACGACCTTCTTCATCGCACAAGGATACCCAAGCCTCCAATGCTGATTGATTAAACTGAACTGACATATCAAGATATTGTATATCATGATATGCTAAAGCACCAATCAATTTTTAATCCCACTCATGATTTGATTCATAGTCTCCGTCTTCTTCATCGTAATAATCATCGTGTGGTAAATTATTGCGTGAACGAATTGTATATTTCTGTAAAATAATAGGGAACATAAATCTCCATTCTAATATATTCTGTTCCCATGCTTTTTCAGGCCCATAAACTCTATCCCAAAAAATCGTATCGAAATAATGATTATATGCATCGGTCCATTCAGCTTCATCTCGAGCAGTCCATCCATCTGGTTGTTTTGTGTAACAATTAGGTCCTTCTATTTTTTTTGATAGATTTTGATTTACAATTTTGAAAAGTAGATAAAAATATTTGGTAATTCGTGTTTCAACTTCTGGTAAAGACATATTAAAAGTAAATTTACGTAATTTATAACATCTGTCAACTCTACCCAGTAAGGAATGGATATATAGACGAGGAGTGCTTCCGTCCACATCCTCTGAAGACCACCACTGAACAAAATTCGCCTCAACCATCTTACTAAAAACTTGTTATTAATAATCTTTTACTTCAAGTGTTTAAGCATCTAGAGTTTCTCAAGAGTCTCGGTTATTTTTGTGGAGCGTCGCCCCTGTAAATATTTAAACAAATCCTCCGATGACTTACCCCGACTTTCAGATGAGAACCATCCTCTAAGATTGTCCTGAAGCCAGGACCATGATAAATTAGATTTAGTTTCTTTCTGCTGGAATTGAAGACGAGCACCATTTACTTCTAGGATTGCTGTTGATTGCTGCATGGCAAAAAGAATATTCTGAATTTCTTTCTCATGAACTTGCTTCTGTGTACGAGCATTCTGGGCCTGCTTATTAAATGTATTTGCCAGATTATCAAAATGAACCCACGCACGCACTGCTAATTGAAGTCGTTGTTGATTTGTTACTGCTGGCTGCTCCTGTACTACTAATGACATCTCTTCAGTCCTATTGATTTTTCTCTAGTATGTTTTACGCACTAGCAACAGCTGCTGCTGGAATTACTGCTGAAACTGCTTCAAGTACCGGAATAGCCGAAACAAGTGATGCCACCGGATTATATCCAGTAGCCTTAAGTGTTACAACCAATGTTAGCACTGTTATTACTAGCAATAAAACAAATAGAACAGCTGAGAATGCGATATACGGAAAGATTGACTTGATTATATGCTGGATTAGTGGATCCAAGATATTAACTAACCTTGCCTTATTCTCAGGTGCCTGCATGTAATCCCATAAACTTCCAATAATTTGATTTCCCATAGAACCAAATGCTTGTTTGTAGCGACCTTCTGTTATAACTTGCTGTTGAGGCTGTTGCTGCTGAGGCTGCTGAGGTTGAGCCTGTGCCATTTACCCTTTTAACGAAATTTAATACTTTAGATTACCGCGTTGCGTTAAAGATTATTCCCAAAAATCTAAGGCTCAGCAAGAATGGATTTGAAACTTTCTGAGCCTGAAAAGACCGCGTCTGGCTTTCAGATAAGAGTAAGCCAAAAGCCAGCCATAGTTACCAAATGGGATGGAGGGAAATGGAAGAATGATGAGGAACTACTAGCAATAATAATGGAGACACGTCGCATCTTAATTGATATGCTTTATGAAAAGCGTAGTTCATGGTTCTCATCCGCACCCACAAAGACACAATTAACAAAATTAATGAAGGGATGGGAAACTAAAAATCTGGCCATGCCGCCTGATACAAGTAAGAACTATGCTGGAACTCAAACACTTACCGCAATTCTTATTCAAGCAGAAGGGATTTTGCCTCGGTGGACTTCCTCTATTTGGCAACCGGAAGAAATATCAAAGATTTCCATGCCCTGGACTCAAGGCTCTGGTGAAGATGACGAATTAGAGGAAATTGATGATAGCAGAGAAATTAACATTGACGTAGATTCAGCTCCTGTAAAACTAAATCACCATGAGGATCGTGATTATCGTGATCGGAAATTTGCAGCGAAAGAGCGTGTCAAAGAAGCCCGCCTGAAGGCCCAAGTTGCAAAGAAGATGGCCTATCGTGAATTAAATTTCTTCTTTGAGAATTTTACTCTGGAAGACGATGAATCTACCTTTTCCGATTACGACTTAACAGATAATGAGGATGAAGATTATGAAGAAGAGGAAGAGACTGACGTACCTCCTTCTGTGCGAGCCGCTGGGAAAAGATAAACCTGAAAATCCTGGAACACTTGCGGTTTAATAAGAAATCTCCCCTATGTTATTAGTAGAAGCAATGGACACTCGTGATATCCTTTTAGCAATTGTAATTGTTGCTCTGGGTGCGGCACTCGTATATTTCTTAGATCCTACGTTTGGAGGCCTATTACAATCATACAGAAACTACGGCATGTATGAGAACTTTGAAAATGGAGCAGCCAACTTCCCGACTGCTAACCCTCCTGTAGCTAATGTACCTGGTCCCCAGCAGATGGCGGGGAACTACAGCGGTAACTACGTAGAGGCTAGCAGCGGGCTCTCTCCGGCTGCGTCTGGATTTAGTTCTAGCGAGACCCCGGAGAATTGCTACCCCAAGAAGCAGCTTAAGGCTTCTGAACTCCTGCCGAATGACCCGAACAGTCAGTGGGTACAGGCGAACCCGATGGCCCCCGGTTCCATCATGGATAAGAACTTCTTGAATGCGGGCTACCAGATTGGTGTAGACACAATTGGCCAGTCCCTCCGTAATGCTTCCCACGATCTCCGCTCTTCCCCGCCTAACCCGCAGGTACAGGTCGGCCCCTGGAATCAGACAACGATTGAGCCTGACGTCAATCGTAAGCCGCTTGAGATTGGCTCATAAATTTGGCCGCACACTTTTTAAGAAAATACTAATTTTAAGCAGTCTTACTGTTTGAAATTAAGAGCACAGGATAGGATGTCTGGCGAAATATCAGCAAATATGGTTATGTTTTTATTTGCGGTTTCAGGATCTGCTTTGGCAGCATACTATGCCAAAAAGTCTATGTTTGATATGTCATATGTTAAATCAACAGTAGACCAAAATAGTTATTTAGTTCGCAATCTTCCTGATAAATTAGCCGCTGCTAATCAATTAGCCGAAGTACGTAGTCGGGTTTTACGTCTTATGAAACATTTTAAGCAGGCAAATACTGATAATCAAATTGCACTTGATATTCTTAAGAACTTCGATGCTGAACCATCGCGATTCAGTGAATCAACGCCTGATTCATCTTATACCTCATTTACACTTAATAAGGGAGAAAAGATACATGTTTGCTTAAGACAAAAAAACGCAACACAAGATATTGTAGATGTTAACATCTTAACCTTTGTTACCCTCCATGAACTCGGCCACATAGGCACACGTGAAATTGGACATACACCACTTTTTTGGAATAACTTCGCCTGGATTCTAAAACAGGCTGAAGAAATCGGTGTCTATAAATATCAGGATTTCGCTGAACAACCCGTCCCTTATTGTGGGATAAGTATTACAGACCAACCGAAATTTAAAGAAAATTCAATTGATTCAAAGAAGAGATAAAAGAAAATAAATTTTCTACTGTCTATACGATAGGAGATAGGATGAGCCTAGCAGACTTAGGTATGGAATTTACTGGCAGCTTCTTAGAAGATGACGGTATTCTTGAGTATGTTGAGCATTTACGTGACGGAACAACAGAAGAGTATGAACTTACAAATGTTTTCCCCTTTACATCCATTGCTGATTTAAAACGCATGATTTGGATTGATGTGGGCGGAAAAGCGGACTATACGCCTAAATTTGTCTTTATGGCCATCCAAAGAGAAGACAACGGTCTTTTTGTGCCGATGGATTTTCATTGGCCAACCAACTCAAAGTTACCGGCTGCTCTTCAGAATCCATTTGACGAACAAGAACCACGACCTGAGCTAGTTGATTCTGCTGGAAATCGTAGCGGTATCACAGCAAACCTTCACAAGTATACAACAATAGAAGACAGCTTACGAGCAAATAATATAGTAAAACCTAAACTTCATATTTGGCGTTTGAGTGAAATTGTTGGTCCAGATCCTAATATAATTACCCCCATCCAATTTGCCGGTTTTATTCGTCTCTATTTCCCTTGGCTCCAAGAAATTAATACGATTCAAGATTCATACGCACAAAATGAATCAGAAGAAGAAAAGGAAGATAAATCTTATGAAATATGTAAGACCTATATTGAGTCTCGTCAAAAACAATTAATGCGTCTTGAGAATCAACTTAAGAAGAATGGAGATAAACCTGGTGAACTTTTTTGCCGAGCCATTGAAAAATTAATCATTGGAATTCCTCCTATTATTCCCGAGCCAGAATCATTAGAAATTCTTTTCTATGAACTCAAACTTTCTCAAGAGCTCCCCTTCATTCGGTATTTCTCGGATCGCGGTGACCAAGAACCAATTCTTCGTTATCTTAAAAATGCGTATATTCCCGCTGATGCCATGGCAGCATGGCTAAAAGAACTCG